TTTGTCTGCAGCAGTTTCTTGATACTTTGGCTTTCTAAATGCACCCATAATTATAGTTCTATTTCACACATTCCATTCTTTTTCAACGCACAATATAGCTGATTAGGTGTAAATATCCAAAACCTAGACCAACCTATCATTCTTTGCACATAACTAACGCAGCTATGTTCTTTAATCCATGATCCCATAATAACTGGGAATTTAGATACTTTATTCTGTACTGGCACTTTCAATATGTGTCCATTCTTCATTTGTATTAATCTAAATATTTTATCTACTTCTTGTTCATCAAGTATTTCTATATTTAATTTACCAAATAAATATTCTGCTATTAACCATATTTTTTTTTCAGGATCATATCCCATTACTCCACAATGTTTAAAACCTTTTTTAAAAAATTTAGTATGCCTATGATAATCTCTATTTTCGTAGAAATATACTAACCATTCATTCTGTTTTGCCATACACTTCTTCTTTTTTTATTACCAAATATATTCCAACCTCTAGTCTTAACTACTGTTGGATTTTTAGCTTTACCAGATATTAATTGTTTACCTTCACCAGCTCCTAATAATAAATACTGTAATGCGTCATGAACATGGGAATATCTATTTTTCATTGGCTTTTCATCATATCTATCACCTGAAGTCTGCATTCTTCTGTAGAAATAACCACCATTAAATCCTTTTTTAAGATTAATACATCTATGATCTACTAAGAAACCAGCAGATCCTTCTACTAATCTAGCTAATGAAGTTTCAACAGCTTCTATTCTAAGAGCTACATCATTACTATGAGTAGGTTTACCCATTATGCCATTTTGTCGCAGTATTTGAAATGGTGTAGTTTCATCTGTTTGAGCTCTAAAATCTCCAGCTGGATCACCAAATACTTCTATATCTAAGTTTCTATAATTCTTTGCAAATTCATATTTTAATAATTCACTAAATCTTGCAATACCCATATCAAAACAAACTAACTCCTGAAGTATTATCCATCTACCATTAGGTAGCTTTTGACCGAACACTGCAGCTGGTGTTAGTCCAAAGTCAATACCAACAAAAACTGTTGTTTGAGCTGGCTCTAGATCTTCTTTTGATAAATGTATTTCCATATTCCAGTTAGGATATACTGGTTTACCTTCTTCTAAAGATCCTAGTTTATTCATTACATAAACATCAATCCACCCTTTCATCTTACCTTTGATAATATTGTTATAATAATCTTGTGTAAGATTGTTTTGATTTTCACATTTACTATTTCTTTTATATCCTTTGAGTGTACCATCTTTATTTTTATCTTCTAATAAAGCAGATGGCTGCGTATAAAAATTCCAGTTCTCAGGCTTCACTAACATTAAAGCTTCATCTCTTGAAAGATGATCTGGTACTGGTACATCACCAGCCATAATAGGCCACCAATGATCTTCTTCTGGTGCGTTTGTATCTGCAATAACTCCATACCAAGAAGCACCACCATCACGCATACTAGGATATCTACCTACCCTCATAGTACAAGCGTCAATAATGCTCTTAGGAAGCTCTCTGGCTTCGTTTACCCATACACCTGTTAGTTCTAATGATAAAAGCTTTTTAACGTCCTCAGGCCTATCTAAAGCTAAGAATATGACCTCTAATTCTAGTTCACCTACATTTATTCTATGCGTATAAGGTACTGACCATGAAAATACACCCCATTCATTCTCAGGAAACCAATCTAACCATGTCTTGATAGTAGTTGTTTTAAGTTGGGGATTAGTATTCCGAATAACTGCCCATCTACTTTTTCTTTTTCCTTGAGCATTTTTCTCTTGTTGGAGAGCTCGTCTAAGTACTTCAATAGCGCAAGCAACAGACTTGCCACTTCCTACTGGCCCTCGTAAACCTCTAAAAAATTCATTGCCCTTTAGAAAGTTCTTTAAGGTATTGCCATCTGGTTTGTAACTTAGCTGTGCCATTTATACCAGATTCTTGTCTATCGCTTCTCTTAGCAATTTTTCTCTGACTTTTGGGCCAAGGCTTTCTATCAATTTGTCGCATTCCCTGTCCGTTACTGAAGCTTCGGGAAGGAATTTTAGATGTACCTTTCTTACGATCTGCCTTAGCTTCCGTCTTTCTGCTAGAGAAATGTTGAACAGCTGCCTGTTCTCCAGATTCGTTACGTCGTCTGTTTTGTCTATACTCATACAAAAACTCCTTAAATAAATCCCAATCAAGATATACCATTGGGTTAGAAAAGTCTTTCTTTAATACTAAAAGATCAGCAGATCCTTTCCATTTATCTAATTGGGCGAAGCCCTCGCCATTTTTTCTAGCTTTGACTTCAATGTTAGTTCCCTGAAATAGGTCAGATACTTGAACATCATGAGGGAACGCAGCAATAGCACCAGATAAAGGTTGTCTCCTGGCATTAAACCCTTCAGCTTGAAAGAGTTTTACTATTTCGTTCTCTACTCTAGTACCCTTTCTTTTTGCTTTGCTTGACAACTTTCATTCCTTTTTTCTTTGCTGTTTCTTTTGCTTTTTTCTTTCCAGCAGCAGTATATGGAAATTTCATTTTACCAACTTTAGGCATTTTTGACCTCACTTTCTTTACTGACTTTAGACTTTAAAACTTGACTACGCAATACTATTCTATCTTCATAAGCTTTATCTAGCTTATTTATTAATACATTATTTATTTCTTTAATATCTTTTACTTCTTCTTGAAGTATTCTTACAGTAGTCGTTAAATCATCAATAGTCATAGTTTTCATTCCTCGTTGTTATAAAATTTTTTTAGGTAAACTACAACTATATTAGAAATAAAATATTATTTCAATTCACTTACTAACAGTTCCACGCTCTAAGTGATTTATTTATTCTAGAATCAGGATCTCTTGCTGTTTTTGCAGAAGTCAGTTTCTTTTTCATACCTTTCATTCTAGCACAGAATGATTTTCTTCTCTTATTGCCCTTTTTCTTGGAAGGGGCTTTAAGATTGCCACCAGTAGCTCTGTTATAACTAGCTCTACCTTTGGCATTTAATCCACCTTTTGGATTCTTTCCTTCTTTTCTTTGCCATGCTGGAGTTGCCATTAAAAACTCCTAAACTTTTTTACTTTAGCTGCTATACTTTTAGGCTGCTTAGACACTTGTTTGCCTTTTTTCTTTGTTTTTCTTTTAGCAGCAGTAGTTCTAGCGTATTCACTAGGAGATAAAGCTTTAATAGCAGCACTTGGCAAATATCTTTCCCCTGTTTCAGAAGATTTTTTACCAGATTTGGTACGCCATTTCTGTTTACCCCATGCTTTTAGCGATTGTTGTGACCTTGCTAAAGCCATTATCTATATCCACCACCAGCAGCTTTATATCTTTTGGCTAATAGCTGTGCTTTTCTAGCAGACCATTGTCCAGCAGCAGTACCTTGTACAGCAGATGACTTAATGGACTGAAACAGTCTTTTTCTAAGAGTAGGCTTAGTATAGTTACCAGCCTTATTTACTGTACTTTTTTTCTTCATAATTTTTTTTGCCTTGCAAGGCGTGAGAGAAACCCTCTCTTGGTTTATCGTCTAAAGACATTTTACCTTAAATCTTAGAAATATTTTTGTCTACGCACATATGTTTACTTTTTTTAACTCTGTTGTGTGTATGACATCTTTACCACTAACCACTTGTTAGTTTTTAACCCCCACCCTCTCGTTCTAGCTAAGATCGATACTAACCTTTATATCTCCGACTACTTGGTGATTAACTTTGTCTGGTGTACGTAATCCAACTCTATCTAGTATATCCTTACTCGCTTCTAGTTGTACGTACTCTGATTTAGCATTGTTACTAAGTTGTACTAACTTATTACTTGCGGTGACAGCACCTAGACCTATCGTTCTTGACACACATTCCATCATGTATCTCTGTACTTTTGGAAGTCGTAATGTACGAGAAGCACTTACCCTAGCTGATTCTCTACTGACTTTCGTTGAATATCCAGCCTTTTCTGCTGCTTCAACTATACTACAACCTGTTGATACGATGGTATCGACAAGAGCCTTCTGTTTATCTGTTAATTCTGTATTATCCGTCATCTTCGTTATCGTTGGATAATTGTAATCATTGATAAAATCATGTCAAGTATAATCAACACAGTGTGACAATATGGAGCTAATCCAGCTCTCGCTAAAGTGCAGCCAAGGTCTGCACCCTAAAGGGCTTCGATCTGGGCTAAAGAGAATAAAAGAATAAAAATAAAGAATTAAGAATAAGAATATAATAACAATAATAGAAAGGATAAATAATGATATTAATAAATATGATAATGTTAATATATATAATTATTAAAATAAGATGGATCGCTGAAACGGTCAAATGCCATACAAGTAAAACCAAGTAAAGATGCGAATAGTTCGCGGATCCACGATAGCTTCGCTATCTCACTCCACAAACGATTCGATCTTGACTAAGTTTTCCTAGTATAGCAGAGAACAGGCATAAGCCTGTATGGACGAGCCATACAAACTTAATATTATGAAAGGTACTAAAATGAATAAATTAAATGATAAATTAATAAATGACTTAATTGACACTTACTACAAAGCATTAGAGCTTATGTATGATAATCATGTAAATACTGAATTATTAGATATTGACGCGGAAGGCAACAATGTCAATAATAGTTTACAATCATTTACTTATCAAATGAACGGCATTATTCCTAGTTTATATAATCAAGTTTCATACGCTGACAAAATGCTTAATTATGCAGAAAATGGTTTAAAATGGGAAAAAGACAAACAAGGAGCTAGTTCAAGAATTGCTAGCCTTGATATGTATGCTAGATCACAAGAAATCAGTTCTGTTAAATTATCCCAATTAGAGCAACAATATAACGCTAGAGAACATAACTTCAATCATGCATACGCTAGAATGATTGCATATACTAAATACTTCAAGGAAGTAACAGGTGACGAATATGTTCCTTTCACAAGTAAAGGAGCTAAACCAGTTAGCGAAGAAACAAAAAAGAAAGTTAAAGTTCTTGAAGGTAAAGAAAAAAAGAAACTTGCAGCTTTCTATAATAAAAACATAAATAAAATTGCTAAAGTTTTAGACAATGAAGATGGTACAATATCTCCTGAATTAATCCCAGCTCAAATATAGTTGGGATTATATCTAAAAAGCGAAAAAAAATTCGCGAGCCTACGGCTCGCGTTTCTATTGGTTAAGAATAACATACAAAAGCCACAATTCGGTGGTAATGCCAGGTGCATTGGACAGACTTAACCGAAAACAACGGAGAATAATATATGATAACTAAAGCATTTAAATCAGGTATATGGGTAGGTAGCTCATTACTTAACAGTAAACTATACAAAGCTGCTAA